AAAAGAAGTTTAGCAGAAGATATTGCAGCGTCATCAATTGAAGCAAACAAATATAGGTTATAAATTATGTGGTCATGTCATTTATTTTTAGGGTGTCATTTTGGAGTGGAGTGGTACGAAGATATTAAATATCAAGAAAATCTAGCTCACGAAGATATAGGTACTAATTATAAATATTTTATAATTGATTTAGGATGTTTACGCATACAGAAATGTGAGCCTATTAATGACTGATGAACCTGAACCTAAAAAAGAAGATGTACAAAAAACCAAAGAAGAACGGCAAGAAGATTTACGCAGATGGTTTGAAGCACTTGGTGATTGTGTTTAATTAAATTAATATAGGGTAACGACCTCATTAAGAGAGTTACATATTATGAAAAAAGAAGTATCAACAGGCTATAAAGCCAGAATACCACAAAAAGAAATACATGAACTTGTTAAAGATAATAGGTTTGTAGTTGTAGTTGCACATAGGCGTATGGGTAAAACTGTATGTGCTATCAATCAACTAATACATAGTGCATTACAATGTGAGAAGCCTAATCCAAGATTTGCTTATATAGCACCAACATATAACCAATCTAAAAGAATAGCATGGGATTACCTATTAGAATACACCAGACCATTAGGTGGTAAGGCTAATATAGCTGAACTTCGTGTAGACTTTATGGGTCGTAGAGTATCTCTATATGGTGCAGATAATCCTGATAGTCTGCGTGGAATTTATTTAGATGGATGTGTTTTAGATGAAGTAGGAAATATAAACCCTACATTATTTACAGAAATTATTAGACCTGCTCTAGCAGATAGAATTGGATATTGTGTTTCTATGGGTACGCCCAGAGGACAGAACCACTTTAAAGATTTAAGAGATAGAGGTTATAGAAAAGAAGGTTGGGAACTATTAGAATTTAAAGCATCAGATACAAATATACTTGATAAAGATGAACTACTCGCTGCTAAAGCAGAAATGGGTGAGGATAAATACCAACAAGAATTTCAATGTAGCTTTAATGCTCCAGTAGAGGGAGCTTATTACTCATCTATTATTAATGATTTAGATGGAAGAAAACAGATCATAGATATTCCTAAAGATGAATTAGCAAGAACATACACAGGATGGGATTTAGGAATTTCAGATAGTACCAGTATATGGGTAGCACAGCTAGTAAACAAAGAAATAAGACTTATAGATTTTACAGAAAATCATGGTGTAGGTCTTGATTACTATGTTAATTGGCTACGAGAACATGACTATATGTACGCAACACACATTTTACCTCATGATGTTGCTGTAAGAGAGTTAGGCACAGGAAAATCAAGAAAGGAAATATTAGAGGAAGCTGGGTTAAATATTACCATTGCTAGTAAACTAACCATAATGGATGGTATAGCTTCAGCTCGTAAGATATTACCTCGTTGCTGGTTCGATAAAGATAAAACAAAACAGGGGTTAGATGCTTTGCGTAACTATCGTAGGGTGTTTGATGAAAAAAGAAATGTATTCCATGACAGACCATTTCACGATTGGGCATCTCATGCAAGTGATGCTTTTCGTTATTTAGCAGTAGGATTAGATGAGTCGCCTATGGAAGCATGGAGTAAACCACTAGAGATTAACACCAAATGGATAGTATAAATGGCATACGATAAAAAAGCAATGAAGGTAAATTCTAATGATAGTAGGGAATTGGTTAATGTAATCGGTTCTTATATTGATGACTCATTAGGTTTTATTCAAACTGAAACAAGTTCGCAAAGACAAGTAGCTCTTGAATATTATTTAAGAGAGCCTTATGGTAATGAAGTAGAAGGTCGTTCACAAATTGTAACTGGAGAAGTCGCAGAAGTAGTAGATGGTGCATTACCTCAAGTAATTAAAGTATTTACTTCATCAGCAAAAGCAGTAGAGTTTGAACCAGTTAATGAAGGTGATGGTACTTTAGCAGAACAAATTACAGCGTATGTAAATCATATTTTTTATAAAGATAATAATGGTTTTGAAATAATGCACGATTGGTTTAAGGATGGTTTGCTACAAAAAGTTGGTGTAGTAAAAGCATATTGGGATGATAAGAAAGATGTTACTAAAGAGAAATATGAACACCTAACAGAAGATGAACTTGCAATGATAATGCAAGACGAAGAAGTGGAAGTAGTAGAACAAGAAGAAGTAGAAGAAGTTATAGAGCAAGAACCACAACCAATGATAGACCCACAAACAGGACAGCCTGTTATGGATGAAATGGGTATGCCTATGATGATGGAAGTACCACCCATTGTTAATGTTTATTATAATATTAAATGCAAGCGTACTAAAGATTTCTCTAAAGTAAAAATAGAAAATGTTGCACCAGAAGAATTTTTAATAGATAAAAGAGCAACAACAATTGAGGATGCTTCGTTTGTAGCACAAAGAAGTTTAGTTACTCGTAGTGATTTAATTGCTATGGGTTATGACAAAGATGTAGTGGAAACATTATCTACTGGAGATACATTAGACTTTACCCCAGAAAGAGTAGCAAGGTTTGGTGCTGCTGGAATAGCATTTAATACTAATAATTCTGAAGATGAGTCTATGGAATTAGTTGAGTATTATGAGTGTTATGTTAGAACAGATTTAGATGAGGATGGTATAGCCGAGTTACACAGAGTTTGTTATGCAGACAATAAAATATTAATGCAAGAGGAATGTGATTATATTCCATTCCATAGTGTTTGCCCAATCCCTATCCCTCATAAATTCTTTGGTCAATCATTAGCTGATAGAGCTACTGATCTACAATTAATTAAATCTACAGTTACTAGACAAATGCTAGACAATTTATATCTTACTAATAACTATCGTGTAGGTGCAGTTGAAGGACAAGTTAATCTTGATGATTTATTAACATCTACAGCAGGTGGTGTAGTTAGAATTAAGAACCCTAATGCTTTAGTACCATTAACAGTTCAATCTAGTGCTGGACAATCATTCCCTATGTTGGAATATTTAGACTCTGTTCAAGCTAAAAGAACAGGTGTGAGTGATGCACAACAAGGATTAAATCCTGACATACTTTCTAATGTAACTGCTACAGCAGTATCTGCAATGACATCTGCTTCACAAGGTAAATTAGAATTAATATCTCGTATTTTTGCTGATACAGGAGTTACAAGTTTATTTAAAGGCATATTACAACTGATTTGTAAGTATCAAAACAAAGAAAGGATTATTAAAGTAAATAATAAATTTGTACCTATGAACCCAAGAGAATGGTCTACTGAATATAATGTAACTGTTAATGTTGGATTAGGTACTGGTGGTAAGCAAGAACAATTAGCCACTATGCAAATGATTCTTACTAAACAAGAAGAAGTGATTAAAGGTTACGGATTAGATAATCCATTAGTAAATCTAAAACAATATAGAGATACATTAGCAAAATTTATAAATATGGCAGGCTTTAAAGATGACTCTACTTTCCTTATGGAAGTGTCAGAAGAACAAGCAATGGCCCTTGCTAAACAAGCAGCAGAAGCTCCACCAGAAGAAGATTCTAATACTAAAGCAGCAGCTATACTAGCAGAAGTAGAAAAAGAAAAAGCTCAAATGCAAATGCAAGCAAAAATGGCTGAACTTGAATTAGAAAAACAACAAATGGAATTAGATGCTTCTAAAGCCTTAATTAAATTAGAACAAGAGAAATTAAAATTTGAAAAAGAAATGGCTATTAGACAATTAGAGTTAGCACAAAAAACTCAAAATGATGATAATAAAAATGACCTTGCTCAATCTAAAGAGCTTGTAAACGCATTAGATAAGATCAATAACATTGCAGGAATGTAATGGGGAAGATAGAAAAGAACTCAAGTGTTAATTTTAGTTTAAGTTTTCTAGTTCAGTTAATTGGAGCTATCGTTTTAGGTGTTTGGGCATATTCACAATTAGATAGTAGAATTAGTGCAGTAGAAAATACAAGCACAACTTCATCACAGGACATTACAAGAATTGAAGAAGATATGAGTGAAAATCAGGATAAACCTATTTCATCAGATCATATTCAAAATACTAAACTTTTCTTTCTTGAAAATACAGTCAAAGTATTAAGAGATAAAACACAACAATTAGAGCATTTAATCTATGAACATAATTTAAGACATTCAGAAAAATAATATATG